ATTTCTATTAGTCCTTTTATTTTTTTAATAGAGTGCAAAGCTGTTGCATGGTCTAGGTTAAAAATATCTCCTATCTCTGTTAGTGTTATTCTTTGAACTTCTCGCCTTAGAAAATAGGCTGTAAATTGCTTTGCTCTTATTATTTGAGCTTGTCTATTCTTTTCTTTTATCGTTTCTAGTGGAACATCAAAATAAGAGAATATTATCCTACATATATTTTCTATGTGTTTATCGTGGTTTAGGTACATTTTTTTATGTTTTCTGTAGAGTTCTTCGTCTACTGTTCTTAAATATTTTTTGATTCCTTTATCTGTTAAGTAGTGTGCTTGGTACATTTGTAAATAAGTTTATATCTGTGTCTATTAAAATTAATTCTCTGTTCAAGTTTTGCTCTAGCCATTTACCCTGACTATTGTACCACTCTACAGCCTCTTTTTTAGTTCTGTAATACCTAGAATACTCCTCTAAGTTTCCTCTACTATTGTAGACCTTGTAAATGTAAGGTCTAAATCTATCCTCCTTTCTCATTAGTCTAGTATTAGTTGCTTGTTTAAAATAGAATCTCTGTACTCAATATAGAATTTACCGCATTCGATTACTCGCTCTTTTATTAGTTGCTCCTTTTCTGTGTCTCTTTCAAATGAGATTGTCGTAACTCTTAGGAATGGGTCGTGTTTATCTACTTTGTGAATCTTATAATTATCCCAGTCTTTTAGTAAGTAGTCAGGAGTACTAACCATGCAGTAAGCTAGCTCTGCTTTGGGCTTATCGTAAAGCCACATATAAGCCCTTAGTTGCCATTCATAATCTTTGTTGTTTACATCTTCAGGGCTTGCAGGAAATGTCTCTAAACTCCATGAGCTTTTAATGTCGATTATTTTGTCCTCTGCGTTTATGTCGCACTCACCTGTTATAAACTCATTCTCTAGCCTTTCTGTATTCTTTAGATACAATGTACCATGTACCTCATTGTAAAGGTCTATAGAGGTATCTTCCATGTCTATTCCTTTGGTTAAATACTTCGAGTCTATTGTTGACTTGTAACCAAATAAGTCCTCTTTAACAAGTTCCTTAATATAGGTTTTACACGTTGCTGATAATGTTTCGCTTTTCTTTCTAGGATTTGTCATTATCTTTCCTAATGCGCTGCTTCTAATTTTCATAATTTTAGTTTTTATTTGTTTTCTTCTCTTAGTGTTATTTCTTCTTCTATTAAATCTATTAACTTATACAGATTATTTAAATCTAATGTAATATAAGTATAGTCTTTTGTGTCAATATGCACGCAGTCATCGCTATAAAAACTACATTCTATAGGGTCTAACTCTATATCTAAAATAGTTGCTTTATATCCATCCTCGCAAGGAATTAATTTATCTCTTTGAGGACAAAGAGCATCCTCTAATTGGTCTACAGTTTTCATAGTTATTTTTTTATGTAATAGTTTTCTAATTCAAAAGCGTGAGACTTTTCTAACAATTCTATGCGCTCTTCTTGCGCCTTGACTAATCCTTTGTAGGCTTCAATAGTGCTTTCTAAGACAATAATTCTTTTGTCTGCTGTCTTTAGTTCGTTTCTTAGTATCGTTTCCATAGTTGTTTAGTTTAATTCGTTATATCTTTTTATCTGTGCTTCTGTTATAATGTACTTAGCTTTTAAATCTTTGCCGTCTGTTCCCTTTAGCTTTTCGGCTTGAGCGTCTGTAGCTGTGAACTTTCTTTTAGTTGGTTGTTTGTTTTCTTGAGTTCCGCAAGCATCTACATCTTTATCTGTGATAAGTCCTAACATAGTAGAAAGGCTGTATCTTCTCAGGTAGGTTACTCCACTCCCTAAAGTTTGGTAATCGTTCATACCTTTTAAGCTAACCTGTGGAATCTCTGCGCTGCCTTGTATTTGCTCTCCTGACTTAATATGGAAGATAGTAGTAACTAAGTTCCTGCCATCTAGTATTTGATAAAAGCCTAAATCATGCTTTTTTAATAGTGGTTTAATTATTTTAAAAATAGAGTTAAGGTTTGAATAAGTATAGTTAAAACCTTTTGTCTCTTCGTGGATAGTTGGCACTTCATTTTGAAAGTCTGCCAATGCTTTGAATAGTGTTTTCATTTGTTTTCGTTTTTATGTTTGTTTATTAGTTTTTGTTCTTGCGCTTCTCTCTCTGTCGCGTGGTGTGAGATGTCTTTTATTGTGTGTGTACCATTATCCCAATAATCAGTAGTAAAAACTTCGTAAAGGTCTTTATGTACTTTCTGCACCTCGTGTAGTGAATGAGTTAGTTTTCTTTTCATTTTTGTCTAGCTTTTAAATATTTGTAATATAGCTCTGTGTTAAAGTTATCCCAATAGGATAGTAGTGCTGCTTTGTTTTTCATAGTTCTAGTTTTAAAGATTAGTAATATATTTCTTTGCTTTGCTTTTCATGTATTCAATATCTAGCCAATCCAATAGGTCGATAGTATCAAATGTAATACTAAACTCCTTACCGTATTCGTCTGTGCCTTGTAAGATAGTTTCGTTATCATTAGTTGACATGAAAGTATTAATGTCATTTAGTCTTTTGCTTTTCATAGTTTTATAGTTTAAAAGTTTTCAACAATATTAAATATAAGTTTTCGTATAAAAAAATTTTGAAGCAATTATTTTTAATTAGGCACAAAAAAAAGAGCTAACAACTGAATGTTAACTCCTTTCCAAACTAAACTAAACTACGAATGTGTAAATATAATACTTTTTATTTAGTTACTGTTTTTAATCTTTATTTCTTTTGCTCTTTCTATTATATAATTATCTACTTCTAAGTCTGCTTTAGTGTACATTCTAACCATTTCCTCAAAGCTGTACATAATGTCGTGGGGGTCTTGTATAGGAAAGTAAGTACTATACTCTATCTCTTCGTCTGATAGTTCTATTCGCGTCATTTGAAATAGTGTGTTATATGTGAAACCCTACCCATGTCTTTAGAATGTAGAAAACCCTCGCAAGCTACCATGTTACTATATCCACTTTCTGCGTGCCAAAGGTCTGCGCTGCTAGGCGAACGCAAATAAGTTACATTACATCCTGTAAAGTCCTTACCACTTTTAAACTGTGTTTTGTCTTGGTGATGTACATGGTGCAAATAAGCATATCTAAATTTAGTATCTGCCCACATCTGAGGTTGTTCGTTAGCCATTTGTAAAGGTAGATTTGACATTTTGCCTTTGTGTCCATGTTCAAACTCTAGCATATTACTGTGAAACTGGTAATACTTTCTGTACTTTGGGCTTATGTCGAATGTAATATTTTTGCTTTTCCTAAACCATGCAGACAATACAGAAGCCAAAAGACATCCGCTCATTTCATCGTGGTTACTAGGACAATGTATAATGTCAACATCTGCAACCTTTATACATAACTCTATACATTTAATATAACAGTCTTTAGCAATGTTAAAAGCAGTAAACCAATTTACATCTGTGTCCTGTGGTGTAAACTTAGTAGTTGACTTACTGAGATTATCGGTATTTAGTACATCGTTACCTATTACGAAAACAACCTTTTCAATATTAAAGCCAGATGCTTTTTGAATAAGTCCTTTAGTTCCTTCTATTGCTCTTTCTACTGCTATCTTACTATTATAGTCTGCTCCTGTTAAGTGAGCTTCTGCGTACTTGTTTATGTGTAGGTCAGCTATATCTATTACTAATAAATGTCCATCCTCTGATTTGCTTCGTTTTATAGTAGGGTACTTTGGCGAGTATTCTTGTAGCTCTTTTATTAAGTCCTCCGCAAACTTATTTTTTGCTTCAGTCTTAAAATTTGGGTTTTTGAAGAATAAACTACTCTTGTCAGTCTTAAACCATCCATGTTTTACATCGTCAGGGTTTATCCCTACTGCAATGCTTTCCTCTTTTATCCTCCTGTATTTCTCAATAAGGTCTAGCTCGTCCTTTTTTAGCCTTAGTCTTTTGTTTCCTCTCATAGTCGCAAATATAATAAAAACTATTGTTTATAATTTCTTCTCAAAACAACAAAGAACAAAGCAGCTAACAAGACTATAAGTATAATATTAAAGCGGTTGTCCTTCTCTATTACTTTAATCTTATCAACTGGCACTAAAACCTCTTTTACAATAGTATCTCCTTTGCATTCTACCTCGTGGTAAATCTCTTGTCTTAGAGTATCGTAAAAGTACCTTAGAAACACTTTCTCATTGTTTACTACTATAGTGCTATCATGCTTTATTATAGTCGCTGTAGTGTCATGTATGTAGCTTTCTATAATTACAGTATCAACTACCTTTATAGTATCCTTTACCACTAGCCCATGTTTATAAGCATAGTTTTCTGCTCTCTTTACTTTTCTGTTAAGTCTATTTTGTGGATTGCAGGAGATAAAGAATATACAAAGGAGTATTATTCTCATTTTTTAGTAAGACCTATTAACGAGTCCTTGCTTCTGAGTAATAGTAAACCTAGCGCAGCTACTGCTCCTGCTTCTGTTTCTGTATGTCCTTTGCTAACGTAAAGCGTTACTGCTATGCTTAGAATAGTTAATCCCATTAAAGTAGTTACTATTCCTGTTTTAAATAATCTTTCCATTTTGTTTTTTGTTTAGTCTATTTGAAAATGTGCGCCATCTTTTCCCCAAAGGTCTTGACCCCAATTAAGTATTACTCCATGTTTTAAGGCTACATCTTGTAAGTGTCTTGCGATAGGTTCTAGGTATTTTAAATCCCAATTTGCTCGACCATCAAAATAGCAGTATATATCAAAAGCTCTACCTGTCATGTGGTAACTTTTAAGAGTCCAAGTTATTCTACTTTTGTCAGGTCTGCCCTCTAAGTCTGTAATACCCTTTTTGATTAGTTGCTCAGTTGTTCGACCTCTTGCGTAAAGCTCTTCTTGTCTGCGATAGGTTCTAAAGCCTCCATCTCTAGGAATACCAAAATCATAGGGCGAGTCCTTAATAGCTTCTTTTAAGATAGCAATAAGAATAGGGTTTATTCCTTCAATGCGTTCTAAACTTCTTTTACTGAATCTATACATTACTTATTTATTAAGATGTCTAACTTTCCGTTAATTGTAGAGATGCCTATTTTTACGTCGGATAGCTCCTTATTAATAGTGTCTAATTCTGTTTTGTTCTTTTCTTCGTTCTTTTCCATTCGTGAATGAATGCCTGAGAACTTTTTAAACATTACCGACTCGTTTTTATCTATGTCTCTCTTCATCTGTCTTATTTTATCCTCTTGGCTTTTGTCAGACATAACCATCTTCCAATAAAACCCTAAAGCAGAGCCAACTCCCACCACAATGTAAATAACATCCTTTAAACTAAAAATCGTATCCATCGCCACCATCTATCTATATTTTATTTAGTTATTTTTTTTCTACTTCTATCGGCTCGCTCCAGTCACTTGTAGCCATTAATTCTAGGCATTCAGCATGACTTAAAACTTGCAAGGGAGTTACCTTACCATCTGCAATAAATGTAGGCTCGTATCCTTCTTGCCATTTAATTACAAACTGTGTATTGTCTAAACTCTTGCGAACTGTTGATGCTGAACTCTGAGCCACTTGACTAAAATCAATTAAGCCTATGTCTGAAAGTTTAATTATTGCGTATGTTTTACTATTCATTTTTTTATATTTAAGGTGTATCCTCTACTCTGTCTACTTCGTCCATATTGTAGCTTACGGAATTCGATGTGCTATTTGGCGCATCTCCTGCTCTGTCTTCTATTGTCATTGCATTTGATGTACCATCGTTGCTGCCTATTGCATCAGGAACTGTCCAAACTCCTCCACTAAAGGTAGATTCTTCACCCATTCTCCAATGTGCTACTGCTCCGCTTATTGTTGTGGGTTCTCCGCTACCATCCCATAAATTACCTATAGGCACGATAGAATCAAAAATACTTACCTCGTCAATATTACCTACAAAATATCTACTTCTTGCCCTATTACCTATGTCGTTGTTAGAGCCTACTCGAATGCTCGAAGTGCTACCCGTAGAGGAAATGTCAACGCCATCAACATATACTGTTCTTGTAGTACCTTGAAACGTACACATTATATGATGCCAATTATTATCGTTATAACCG